ATCAAAGATGTTTCATCTGACTTGGCTGCAACTGAAGTAGATAAACTTAAAGGTTTAGCAGAAGGAATTGAATATAAGGACGCTGAAAGTTTTAGAAAAAGTGTAGAGACTCTAAAGAACTCTTACTACCCTAAAGCAAAAGCGAGTGATACTGAATCTAATGAAGTAGCAGAACAAAATGCTGGTTCAGGTAATTTATCTGAATCAATGGCTGCATATACTGCTGCAATTAGTAAATCAAAAAAGAACCCATACATTAAGTAAGGGTTTTTAGTTTAAACTAAAAAAGGAGAGATAGAAAATGTTTTTATCTGAATCAATACAACAAAAGTGGCAGCCCGTTTTGGATCATCCTGATCTTCCAGAAGTTAAGGATAGTTACAAAAGAGCCGTTACTTCAATGGTATTAGAGAACCAAGAGAAAGCGTTAAAAGAAGACGCTGCTTTTTTATCAGAAGCTGCACCAACTAACGCAACTGGTTCATCTATACAAAATTGGAATCCTATTTTAATTAGTTTAGTAAGAAGAGCAATGCCTAACCTTATCGCTTACGATATTGCAGGCGTTCAACCTATGTCAGGTCCAACAGGCTTGATTTTCGCTATGAGAAGCAGATATACTTCTCAAAGTGGTGGTGAGGCTCTTTTTGACGAAGCTGATACAGATTTTTCTGCTAGAAACAAAGCAGGATCATCTACAAGTGGGGCTTCCGCTGTAGCACAAACTGGTGAAAACCCAGCTGTACTTAACGACTCAATCGGCACATCTACTGGTTACACAACTGGTACTGCTATGACTACTGCTTACGCAGAAGCTCTAGGGGATGCTGCTGGTAACTCATTTGCTGAAATGGCGTTCTCAATAGAGAAATCTACGGTAACGGCAGGAAGCAGAGCGTTAAAGGCTGAGTACACTATGGAATTAGCACAGGACCTTAAAGCAATTCACGGCTTAGACGCTGAAACTGAATTATCAAACATCTTATCTGCTGAAATCTTAGCTGAGATCAATAGAGAAGTTGTAAGAACGGTTTACAGAACTGCTGAAGTAGGTGCTGCTGATAATGACAACTCACATGCTGCAATTAACACAACAACTGCTGGTATATTTGACCTTGACACAGACTCTAATGGTAGATGGTCTGTTGAGAGATTTAAAGGTCTTATGTTCCAATTGGAAAGAGATGCTAATACTATCGCACAAAGAACAAGAAGAGGAAAAGGTAATATGATTATCTGTTCTTCAGACGTTGCTAGTGCTTTACAAATGGCTGGTGTGTTAGATTACACTCCTGCGTTAAACAACAACCTAAACGTTGACGATACTGGTAATACTTTTGCTGGTGTATTAAACGGTAAATTTAAAGTTTACATTGACCCATATGCTGCTAACTTAGCTTCAAATGCGTCACCTACTAAACAATACTATGTTGTTGGTTACAAAGGAACATCACCATATGACGCAGGATTATTTTACTGCCCATATGTACCTCTACAAATGGTAAGAGCAGTTGGCCAAGACAGCTTCCAACCAAAAATCGGGTTCAAAACACGATACGGTATGGTAGCTAACCCATTCGCTGGTGCGAGTGCGTCTGGCAACATTACTGCTGACGGTGTTGGTAATATCAATGCTAACAGATACTACAGACGTGTTCAAGTTAAGAACATAATGTAATATTTGTTGAGAAACAAAATAGAAAAGGGCGGCCAAAAGTCGCCCTTTTTTTTGGTCTAAATAATAGTATGACAAGTGAATGGGACGATTATCAAAAATCAGATAATGAGTATGGTGATTATAGTGCTACATGGCGAATTGAAAAACTAAATTTAAAACGATTTGCAGGCCAGGACAAAACACTATTAGACATAGGCGCCAATCAAGGCAAGTTTGGTGTAGAATTATCAAAAGATTTTAAACATATAACACTAGTAGAGCCTGAAGTAGAGGCACCTATATTAAATGAAAATATGACGTGGGTTGCAAAAGGCTTTAAAGAGTTTATAACAGAATCAAATAATACTTATGATGTAGTATTTTCGTTTGCTGTAACAAGATTAATTAGAAATACTGATAGATTAAACGAAGACCAGATTGCTAAAGGTCATTATGATTTACTAAAACCTGATGGTATTCTAGTTTATGAAACTCACTTATTAGATAGGGTTACTATGCTAGGACATACTGCTAGAATTTTAACAAAATTAAGACAACATTTTGGTGACGAAATAGAAAGTGGTAATAGTAGAAATAGGAGAATGTACTACATATTTAAACATAAATAAAAGTATGAAACAGACTATAAAAATTATACAATGTCTAGCATTGTTATTTGCCTTCTTTGCTTTACTATCTTACACACTTAATCATCTTCAAAAACCTAACGCATTAGAGAAGATAGAAGAACGAATGGATAAAGCAGAGGAAGCTCAAAGTGTTTTAACGGAGAATGAGAAGAAACTCAAAACTGAATCTGAAACAAAAGAGTGGGAAGAAGTAGATAACCAAACAGATAAATAGTAGTATGACAACACTAAAAAGTATAGATAGACAACCTAGTAAAATGGACTATGCAAGTCCAACGCAATTTAGATTTAGTATAATCAAACTACCTAAAGTTGAGTATTTTTGCACGGCTGCAAATATTCCTGGTATTACAATGGGAACTTTTGAACAACAAACACCTTTAAAAGAAATACCTATTCCTGGTGATAAGTTAATTTATGATACGTTAGGTATTAGTTTTTTGGTAGATGAAAATTTAGAAAACTATAGAGAGATACATGGATGGATGACAGGTTTAGGTTTTCCAAAAGATTACTCTCAATATAGAACATTGCAAGGTGCTGGAACAGATAGATATCCAACAACAACAAGTGAAAATTATGCAAAAGAGCATGGTGTTGTATCTAAACAAACTCCAGATGATGGTGGTTTGTATTCTGATTCTACACTTTTTATATTAACAAGTAAAAACAATTCAAATATAGAAGTCAGATTTAGAGATATATATCCAATATCACTATCTGGATTAGACTATAATCAGCAGGCCACAGATGTTGATTATTTAACTGCTACAGCAACATTTCAATATAAGATTTATGAATTTGCTAATGTTGGTGCAAGTGGAACTGTGGAAACGACATCATAAACCATTGACTTAATAGTCAATAAGTGATATAATGGAGATATTATGACCTTTGATGAATTACAGCAATTAGCAGAAAAAGACCTAAAGATAAATGATACTGAACTTGATTTAGAATCATTAAAGACACCTCAACTCCACAACAAGTGGATGAAATTTCACAATCAATATACAAATTTATTAAAAAAGGCCGAACAAGATTTAGCAAAATTAACAAGAGAGAAATGGGAATACTATACAGGCAAGGCAGACCCTAGTGTGTATCAGGCAAAACCATTCAATCTAAAAATATTAAAACAAGATGTTGACAAATATCTCAAAGCAGATGATGAGCTTATTAAGTTAGAACAAAAGGTAACTTATGTACAAAGTGTTGTTGACTACTTGGATAGAACAATTAAAATTATTTCTAATCGTGGCTTTCAAATAAAGAACGCTATAGACTGGCGTAAGTTTACGTCTGGCGTTATCTAACAAATGCAAAACATAATAGTTGACAAGGTCAATGACGTGTACCTACGTATTGACGCAGACGCAAGTATCCGTAGAGAGTTATCAGATTATTTCTCGTTTGAAGTACCTGGTTACAAGTTTACGCCTCAATTTCGTAATAGAGTTTGGGACGGAAAGATACGGCTATATTCGTATGCTACAGGTCAATTATACGTTGGATTGTATCCTTACTTAAAAGACTGGTGTAAGAAGAAATCTGTACATATTGTTGAATCTAGTCAAATCCTTACATATAACAACGGCATAGCCGCCGATATAGACGGTTTAATCGAGTCTTATGATATATCTATCACGCCGAGGGACTATCAAATCGCCGCTTTCAAGTTTGCACTAGAATATGAAAGAGGACTAGTTTTATCGCCTACTGCCTCTGGCAAATCACTTATCATCTATATGTTATGCCGACACTATCTGAATATGATAGATAACAATATCCTCATTATTGTACCTACAACATCACTAGTAGAACAATTATACAAAGATTTTAAAGACTATGGTTATAATGTAGAAAAAAATGTCAGTAGAAAATATCATGGTTATGATATAGATGACGATAAACGTATAGTAATATCAACATGGCAATCACTATACAAAATGCCAAAGAAATTTTTTGAAGACTATGGTGCAGTTATAGGTGACGAGGCACACTTGTTTAAGGCTGTATCATTGACAAAAATAATGACTAAACTAACAGATTGTAAATACAGAATAGGTCTTACTGGTACGTTAGACGATAGTAAAACACACAAGTTAGTATTACAAGGTCTGTTTGGTATGGTTAACAAAGTTGTATCTACTACAGAATTGATAGAAAGAAAACAACTCGCAAATCTAAAAATCAAATGTCTGAACTTAAAGTATCCTGAAACAGAAGCCAAGAAGGTATATGGTGCAAAATATTTTGAAGAACTAGAATACCTCACTCAAAATACTGCTCGTAATAAATACATACGAAATCTAGCCTTAGCACTTAATGGTAATACATTGTGTCTATTTCAACTTGTTGAAAAGCACGGAGAGATTTTACATAAACTAATTAAAGAAAAAGTAGACCCAAAGCGAAAAGTGTTTTTCGTTTATGGGGGAACTGAAACAAATGATAGAGAACAAATCAGAGCAATCACAGAAAAGTCGGACAACGCAATTATTATCGCTTCTTTCGGCACCTTTAGCACAGGGATTAATATTCGCAATTTACACAATATTGTTTTTAGTAGCCCTAGTAAATCACCTATAAGAATATTACAATCTATAGGTCGTGGGCTTCGTGTCGGCGATAACAAAGATAGTGCCACGGTTTATGATATATCAGACGACCTCACATACAAAGATAAAAAGAACTTTACATTAACGCACTTTCAGGAAAGAGTTAACATCTATAATAGAGAAGGCTTTGACTATGAAATACATACGGTAGATTTAAAATGATTTCAGATGAAGATTTTAAGTTTTTATTAGATAAGAGTCAAGGCTCTAAAAAAATATTAGAGATAGGTACAGGTACAGGTAAAAGTACAGCCGCATTAAGACTCAACGCTGAGGTGTACACCATTGACAGAAATGATATATTTGAGTATAATATAGATTGTTATAGATTTATAACAGAAAGCAAAGTTTATTGGGAATCTTATATGCACTATGACTTTGATTTTGTTTTCGTAGATGGCTCTATAACTAAACTAGATTGTGAACAAATATTAAAAAGAACAAAGGACTCTTTTAAAATAGTATTCCATGATTATATGCCTAATGAAGATAAAGACCCAGGCAAAAACAAAGGTTGGTATAATATGAAAGTATTTAAAGAAACAGCATTATTAGACTACGCAATGCAAGAGGAACAAGGTGGTTCTCATTGTGGCATATTAACGCTTAAAAAAGATAAATAGCTATATGATTGATCGTATTAATGACAAAACGGTTAAGATAATCAGACTGGTTTCTGGAGAAGAAATCTGTTGTAGGTTTCCTTTACATAAAGACCAACTACCTGAAAACTCTAAACTATTAAGGTTACAGGAACCTATGCTTATAAAATACGTACCTCGTATTACTGAACAAGGTATATCTGATTATATCGCACTAGTGAAATGGGTAGGTTTTACAGATGAAAAAATAGTCACTATTCCTGTTGATAAAATTATTACAATATGCAATGCCACACAAGGTTTTACAAAAAGATATAGTGATCTTACACACGCACTAAAACACACAAAACAACCATTGCCAGGATTTATTGAAAGAGAAATGTCGGAAGAGGAACTAAATCGTGCCGCTTCCAATTATGAGAATGATATAACAAAAGATGATATAAAAGAAGTCGCTGACTTATTAAAAATGCCTTCAAAGAAGTTGCACTAGAGGGTAGCTATTCTCCTCGGTAACAACCCACATGGGTATTATACAACGGGAATTAGATTATGTCAAGCGGCCGTGAGGATTAAATTATGCCAGGTAAATGGGACGGAAAAAGTAGAATTTCTAACGACAAATATAGACAAAATTTTGACAGGATTTTTAAAACAAATCCTATCGCAAAAGAGGTACGTACTCCCAAGTACAAATCCCGAGTAGTAAAACCAAAGAAAGGAAAAGGTAGTTTCAAACGTGTAAAGCTTGACAATTTTGACAACCTATAGTATTATATAACCATGAGTAGAACAAAGAAAAAATCCGAACATTATGTAGATAACAAGAAGTTTCTACAGGCGATGATTGAGTATAAGGATAAGTGTGATAAAGCAGAAAAAAGAAAAAGAAAACACCCACCTGT